ATGGATAACCCAATGTTCAGGCAGAACCACTACAAGACCAATGTGCTTGTTGACGGCAGAGCGATAATCGTTAAGAAATCACACATGCGCTACGACCCTGTTGTGCAAACTATTGACGACTACTGCTTTACCGCTATAAACCTCACGGAAACCGGCATTGTATTTATTGATAACTGGATTCTTCCCGACTGTCGCAGGTACACCAAAGGCGGATACGGCACTATGGATGAGCGCATGGTTCAGAAGATGGCAGACGTTGATTACCTTGTGCGCAATTGGCCACAATGGTTAGCAGTACGAGACAAGGCAAATCACCCTCGCGGCTCGCACGTTGGAGTACGTCAAAGAGGCAAAAAACCTAAGATACAGTAGATACATGAGCAATAGAAATATCGAACCGGAAGCACTAGATAAAGAACGTCGCGTATTAGAACTACGTCGTGCCGGTGCTACTTATGCAGACATCGCTAACGCTGTTGGTTATGCCACTGCTCAAGGTGCTTATCTTGCTTATGGTCGTGCGCTTAAAAGAACACTCAACAATGCTGGTTCAGAGGAAGCACGTGAGTCAGAATTAGACAGACTCGACCGTTTGCAGTTGGTTTATTGGGAAAAGGCTTTGAAAGGCGAGTATCATGCTCTTGACCGAGTGCTTAAGATTATGGAACACCGCGCTAAGTATCTCGGATTGTACGCTCCAGCGCGTATGCAGGTAGAGGCAACCATCTATGACACAAACACCATTGACGCAGAACTCGCTAACCTACGAGCCTTCCTTAGCAGCAATCCTAACCTCGCGTTGGAAATGGGAAGCACAATTAGCGAGACCGGAACAGATACCACCGGAGAGTAACGACTGGTCTGTTTATCTTTACCTCGCTGGTCGTGGTGCTGGGAAAACTAGAACTGCTGCTGAATGGATAGCGTGGCAAGCAAGCAGGATGCCTAACACTCGTTGGGCTGTCGTTGCAGCAACCTTTGGTGACGTTAGAGATACCTGTGCAGAAGGTGAATCAGGAGTAGTGCCAATCCTCCGCAGGTACGGAACGCTCAAGCACTTCAACCGTTCAATGGGAGAAATAAAACTCACTAACGGTTCACTTATCAAAATGTTCTCTGCTGAAGACCCTGACCGCTTGCGTGGTCCACAGTTTCATGGCGCTTGGTGTGACGAATTAGCAGCGTGGCGCTATCCCGAAACCTACGAACAGTTGCAGTTCACCCTGCGTCTTGGTCAGCACCCTCAAACTGTTATCACCACTACGCCACAGCCCAAGAAACTCATCAAAGAACTCATTGCTAGAAGCGATGGGTCAGTAGTCGTCGTGCGTGGTTCTACCTTTGATAACGCTGCGAACCTTGCTCCATCAGCACTTCAACAGTTACGCAACCGTTATGAAGGAACACGACTCGGTCGGCAGGAACTTTATGCGGAAGTTCTCGATGATACTCCCGGCGCTTTATGGACTATGCAAATGCTTGAAGACTGCCGTATCAACAATCCGCCAGACATGGCTCGCGTCGTTGTCGCTATTGACCCTGCTGCCACCAGTAATGAAAACTCTGACGAAACCGGCATCGTCGTTGTAGGCAAAGGCATTGACGGTCGTGGCTATGTTCTCGCAGACCGCAGTTGTCGTCTCTCACCTGACGGATGGGCAAAGCGTGCCATTGAAGCGTATGACGAGTTCCAAGCATCTCGCGTCGTTGGAGAAATGAACATGGGTGGAGACATGATTGAAACCATCATTCGCCAGTACCGACCCAACATTCCTTATCGTGGCATAACAGCAAAACGAGGCAAGGTGTTACGCGCCGAACCGATTAGTGCTTTGTATGAGCAGGGAAGAATCTCACACGTTGGCATCTTTCCAGAGTTAGAAGAACAGATGACCTCATGGGTAAGTGACCAGTCTGACTTTTCACCAGACCGCATTGACGCACTCGTTCACGGCTTTACACAACTAGGCATTGGTTCAGGTGGATTCTCTGACGCGTTCTTTATGGCAGTCGCTCCACCATGTCCTCAGTGTGACTTACCGAATAGTGTTGAGAGTACGCATTGCTCAGGCTGTGGACAACCACTACAATAAAATCAAACTAACCGAGGAGAACTGTGGCGTTATTTAGCCGTAAGAAGAACGACGACGCTCTCGTTTCCAGAATCGTTACAGAGTTGCAAAAAGCAACAGGTAACAACATGGGTAATACACCATACGGCGGAACAGGATACGCAACAACATCAGCAGCGATGCCTTCGCAAATGGTGCAGTCTCCCGGAAGTGGTGGACAAGGATTGTTGCAAACACCCGGCACACAGGCAAACCCACTGCCTCGCTACTCTTACGATTTTGGTTCACAACTTGGACCATCAGCGCCATTCCTTCCAGCACCACTAGACCCAGTCTTTGACGACAGTGGTCGCGCGCTCCCTCGCCTATGGGAATACCCAGTTGCATGGAACCTCGACCTCAACCAGCGCACAGCACCTTGGTCAGTTCTCCGCTCAATGTCAGACCAGATTGACATCATTCACCGTTGCATTGAAATCAAAATTGCTGAGATTACGCGTCTTGAGTGGTCGTTCTCTGTTGAAGACGCAACCATCAACCAAATCATGGCAGAAGAGAATTGCTCACACGCTAAAGCAGCACGTATTGCTCGCGAGAAGTACGACGAGGACATTGTTAAATTGCGTGAATTTTGGGAGAACCCATACCCACAACTAGGTCGCTCATTCACCGAGTGGATGACAGAGTTCCTTTGGCAGCACTTCGTTTTTGACGGAACGCCTGTGTACCCTCGCTACAACTTAGGCAAGCAAATCATTGGCTTTGAAATCATTGACGCACCAACTATCAAAGTATTGCTTGACAATCGCGGCTCAATTCCTGCTACTCCTGCACCGGCTTATCAGCAAATCCTTTGGGGTTTTCCTCGCGGTGAGTACCAAGCATCAGCAGAAAGCGACGGAGAGTTTTTCAATGCTCCCGGTAAGAACAACGAATACATGCGTGACCAACTCGCCTACTTTGTTCGCAACCGTCGCACGTGGTCGCCATACGGATACTCATGCGTAGAGGAATCAATCCCATCTGCAACTCTCTACCTAGAGCGCCAACAGTGGATGAAGTCTGAATACCAAGACGGAACTATGCCAATGGCGTTTATGGAGACTGACTCAGACGAAATGGACATTACGCGTCTTGCTGCTTTTGAGCGTGTGTTTAACGACAGACTGACTGGTTCTAATGCAGAGCGCCACCGCATGAAAGTTCTTCCTCGCGGTTTCAAGCCAGTGTTCGCTCCGACTATTGACGAGCGCTACAAAGAGAACTACGACAACTTCTTAATCCTTCGCATCGCAACAATCTTTGGTGTTAACCCATCAGCACTAGGAATTATCCCTCGCTCTGGTTTGGGTGGTTCAGGTGAGCGTGAAGGTGAAGCACAAAACGCATTAACAACCTCACAAAAGCCACTTGAGTCATTCCTCGTTGAAACAATCAACACTCTCTCTCGTCGTTTCCTTGACACAGACAAGAACATCACATTCGCTTTCGATGATGATGATGACAACGTCGCAGCACTTGAGAAGAAGTCAAAGGCTTATCAGGTTTCTCTTGAGTCTGGTCAAATGACTATGAACGATGTGCGCGGTGAATTAGGAATGCCATTGTACGACATGCCAGAAGCAGACGAACCATTCATTGTCGCTGGCAACGTTGTGCAATTCCTCAACGGATTATTAGAGCAAAATGCAGCCGGTGAAACAACTGGAATGAAGGAGCAAAATGGCAGTACGCAAAGCCAGGAAACACAAAGCAAAGAGCCCGAAGTCAATCAAAGTACGCAAGGCTCGCAAAGTGGGAATAAAGACAAAGCGCCGGTCACTAGCGTAGAAGAAAAATCTGTTCAGGCAGAAGAAATCCGTGAGTTTGCACGTTTCATTAAGTCTCGTAACAAAACAGGCAAATGGCGCGCTTTTGATTTCGTAACTGTTGATGAAAAAGTCGCTGACAAGTTAAACAACGACGCGTACTTCCTAGTCAAGGGAACAGTGCCTATGCCAGAGAACATTGTTACTTGGGCTGACGACATCGTGAAAGCGCAGATAACAGATAACCCAAAAGGTTTAGTTACTAAAGGCTCTATCGCTGACCTTCCGGGGATACAGCACAAACTGCAAATTGAGGAGTATTACGCTCCGCTCATCAGTAAAGCAATCTCTGAAAACATAACTGGCATTGACGAGGCTGTTGCTAGTTCTATGAATGCCGAAAAGAAAATCAGCATTGACGTTTCCAGCAAAATTAAGTTCAACACCACGCAATTAAAGAACGCTTTAAAAGGTGTTTATCTTGACGGTGGTTATGTTGGTTCTGCTTATGCAGTAAGGGATTTAGGCGACAAGGCAACTGCCGTAACACAATTGAGCAAGGCAGCAATCAACTTTGACTGGGCTTCTTGGACACCCGGAGACCCAATAGCAGCGTCGCTCGTTCAGCACGGTGGATTATTCAAAACGCTAAACGCAATAAACAAAACAGTTGACGGTATCAAGAAATCAACTATTGACCGCATCGGAAACATCATTGGTGATGGAATTGCTGCTGGAGACCCAGCAAAAGACATAGGCAAAACGATTAGGCAATACGTTGGTGACAATGCTCGCGCTGACATGATTGCTATTACAGAAACAAACCGTGCGTACAATCAAGGTGCGGTAGACCAGTACTCGCAATTCGGTGTTAGTGAATGGATT